AGGGAAAACCGACAAATGTCGGAACTGTCCATACGTTTCAGGGGAAAGAGGCTCCAATCGTATTTTTTGTACTCGGTGCCGACAGGCAGAGCAGCGGGGCGGCACGCTGGGCAGTAACCGAAGCGAACATAATGAATGTTGCGGCGACGAGGGCCAAAGAGGAGTTTTATATTATTAGTGATAGGAAATTGTATCTTGGGCTTGGATGTGATGTTGCAACAGATACAGATCGGATTATCAGAGAATATAAAAATCAGTATCTTGTGGATGATCATGCACACAAGAATGAGTTGCGCATGCAGGATGACGAGACACGGACACTCATTATTGATGCGGATTTTAGACGCATTACAGGAACGGTTAAATATGTTGGAAAGGGAACAGAAAGTTTTTATGCCTATGTAGTTGGTGCTGATGGAAAAGAATATTCCATTACCGAAAGTATTTATTCTAAGACAGAGAGTGCAATAGAAGTGATTCAAAAGGGTAAAAAAATATCTTTTATTCCAAGAGAAGGGAATAAGAAACTATTTGCTACAGAGGTGAAGATAGATGTTTAATTAAGAGAGAGGTTATCGGGAATTTAATGGAACGGTAAAGGGAGGGGGAAAAGATGGAGGATCAAAGAGACAATCCTAATATTATTGGGAGTGAAATCATCATATATCAAACGGAAGATGGATATACAAAAATTGACGTTAAATTTGAAGACGAGACTGTTTGGCTTACACAGGCACAATTATGTGAGTTGTATCAGACAAGTAAATCTAATATCAGCGAGCATATCAAGCATATTTTTGAAGAGGAAGAATTGGATGAAGAGTCAGTTGTTCGGAAATTCCGAACAACTGCAGCTGATGGAAAAAACTATAATACAATTCATTATAATCTTGATATGATTATTTCTCTTGGATATAGAGTGAAATCCAAGATTGCTACAAATTTCCGTCGGTGGGCTGCTGAACGATTAAAAGAGTACATGATAAAAGGCTTTACAATGGATGATGAACGGCTAAAAAATCTGGGTGGGGGTAATTATTGGAAAGAGTTATTAGACCGTATTCGGGATATTCGCTCATCTGAAAAAGTGATGTACCGACAGGTACTTGACCTTTATGCAACAAGTGTTGATTATGATCCCAAGAGTAGTGAATCCATTGCATTTTTCAAAATGGTACAAAATAAATTACACTATGCAGCACATGGACATACAGCAGCAGAAGTTATATACGAGCGTGCGGACGCCAGTCAGCCTTTTATGGGATTAAAAAGTTTTTCTGGTGATTTTCCTGTATTGAAAGATATCAGTATTGCCAAAAAATATCTCAATGATGAAGAGATAAAGATCCTAAATAATATTGTATCGGGATATTTTGATTTTGCGGAGATTCAAGCTATGCGTCACAATCCCATGCATATGGAAGATTATGTGGAACACCTTGATAATGTTTTGAAAACTACAGATGAAAAAGTGTTGCAAGGAGCCGGAACGATTAGTCATGCACAGGCAATTGAAAAAGCAACAGAAGAATATCGGAAATATCAGGTGCAGAACTTATCGCCGGTTGAAGAAGAATATTTGGAAAGCATTAAAAATATTCACAGTACAGTAAAGAAAAACAGTAAGAATTAATTTTCATAAAAGAGATTTTTAGAAGTTGGTAAAAATACGAGTTTGGACAATGATGAGTATGTCGAGACGGTCTGTTTGCTGTCAAGAAAATAAAATCAAGTACTGAAAAGTAGCGTATTTCCGAGCTTTTTGTAAGGTTGGTATCATCAGAGAAGCCTTGCGGAAAGCTCGGTTTTATTATATGGAAACATATCTACTTTTTGGTCTGATTGGAGAAAAAGTGGATGGCCGGAAAATTGCGGTAGGGTTTAGGCTGTGGATTAGATGTTAGCTTTTCCGGATTTGGTTCATTGTGAATCAGTCGATACAGCGGATGTTTGATAGTTTTTTCCTTGCCACTGGTACCGGTGTATTGATATACATGGACTGGCAGACCAGCAATAGATTCAGAAAGAATCCCATAGGTCATCACTTCCTTTTAAAAATGGGTATAAGAAAAGCACCTCTGAAGAGATGCTTTCTTAAAAATTTCTTTTTTATTCTGAAATCAACCGAGACTATGAAAAAAAGTCTGTAAATAATAATCTTCTATGATAATGATTGAGCTGGAAGTGCTAAAATAGGCTTCCAGCTCTTGATTTATATATACGACATGATTTCGAGCATGTCAAGAGCGGACGTCAAAAACGTCCTTCCAGTCATACTAACAGATTCTATTATTCCGGGAGTCTTCCATCGTACATAATACTAAGCTCGCCGTAGACCTGTCCCCAGTTTCGAATGCTCATAGTCCATCTTTTGGTAGCTTCGAAAGTTGCCAGATATAGAGCTTTGAGGAGAGCTGTGTCACTTGGAAATACGCTTCTCTGTCGGTTGAGTTTCCGGTAGGTGGAATTCAGACTTTCGATAGCATTGGTCGTGTAAATGACCTTTCTGACATCCGGAGAGAACTTGAAAATGGGCGTTATTGCATCCCAGTTGTCATACCAGCGTTTCATGGAATTCGGGTATTTTGTGGTCCATTTCTCGGTGACGCGATCCAAAGCCAGTCTAGCCTTTTCTTCATCGGAAGCATGGTAAATCGTCTTTAAGTCGGCAGCAAACGCTTTTCTGTCCTTATCCGGAACGTATTTCAGAGTGTTTCTTACCTGATGCACAATGCATCTCTGATACTCTGTTTTCGGGAATGCAGCTGCGATTGCCTCTTTGATACCACTAAGACCGTCAGCACAGATAATCAGGATATCCTTTACCCCACGATTCTTCAATTCATTTAATACGGACAGCCAGTATTTGGAGCTTTCATTATCGCCTACAGTGATTGAAAGAACCTCCTTTTTCCCTTCCGTGTTGATGCCCAGAATCACATATGCAGCTAGCTTTCTGATTACTCCATTGTCGCGCACAGAATAGTGAATAGCATCTATGTAGAGGATCGGATATACCTCATCCAGCGGGCGATTTTGCCAGTCTTCAATCTGAGGCAGGATTTTATCTGTGACGTCTGAAATAAATCCTTCCGATGTCTCAAAACCATAGATATCTTCAATGGTTTCTGATATTTGCCGGGTTGTCATACCTTTCGCATACATGGATATAATCTTCTGGTCGATGTCAGAAATATCCTTCTGGCGTTTCTTTACTACCTGCGGTTCGAACGTTGATTTACGATCCTGCGGAACATCAATATCCATACTTCCATAGCTGCTGATTACTCGCTTTGATTTATATCCGTTACGATAATCATCGCTATCAGAGCGCTCGGATTTTTGATAGCCAAGATGATCATCCATCTCTGCTTCCATCATTTCTTTGATGGTTCCTCCGAGCAGATCTTTGAGAGCATCCTGGATATCTTCGGCAGTTTCGATATCATACTCCTGAAGGAGTTGCTGAATGATATTTCGTTTTCCCTCTGTCATTACTACTTTGTGTACTGGTTTCTTTTCTCTTCTTGCCATAATTAAAGGCCTCCTATGATTTTTATTTTATCATAGAAGACCTTGCTACTATAAGCTATTTACAGAAAAAGTTTCACACACTCT